TTAACTCCATTTTAAAAGCATTTCAACTTGGAAGGTATTATCTTGATTTGGATGTTCTTTAAACCAATCATTTATATTTGCATATTTTTTATCATTTAAACAAAACCATTTATCATCTGTAAAAATTATTGCGGGTCCAGTTAAGCGATGCCATTTTCTTTCTTTTTTCATCCAAATTTTATTTCCTGTACCTAAATTTTCAAAAGCAGGAATATCATCATTTGGTGATGAAATAATAGCGTAAGGAATATCTCGATAATTATCAGTTATATATTTTTTACCATCAATATAATAAACAAACATTAATTTAATTTCCTATTTAAAAAATCTAAATAACTTTCTTTATAATCTAAAACTCGTTGCAATTGATATTTGGCACAAAAACGAATAAAATCAAAACCAATATTTTTATTATGTGGTTTGTTTAATTGAACGTCAATTTCTTCATTTATAATTGTTGTAATTTCATTTGGTAAACAATTTAAATCAATTAATTCAACATTTCTTTTATACAATTCAGCAACAGTTGATTGATTTTTATTATGATCAACAACCGTTTGTGTCATAAAATTAACCCATGAAAAACTTTTATCATGTCGATTATTAAAACATTCTAAAATTTTCTTTTCTCTTGCGCCAGGATAAGCAGCAGGAATATTATCGCCAGCATCGCCGCGAACACATTTTAAAAATAATGCTTTTTCTGCCCAATTGTGTTCTGGAATAAAATTTTTATTAAGATTGAGAATTTTTAATTTTCCTTGAGAATTAATTTTAAATTCTCTAATATCGCCATCTTTATCAATGATACCATTTAATTGAATGTGAATATCACGAATTCCATCATACACACTTACGTTATGTTTTACTAATTGAACAAAATCAGAATCAGAACTTACAATAATATGTTCATCTTCTGGAAATCGATTAATCCAAGTTGCGATAATATCATCAGCTTCACAACTGAGTTTTTTTAATACAACACAATTAGCGGATTTTGATAAAAATTGAATAAAATCATCAAAAGCTAATAAAGCTTCTTTTAAATCTTCTTGTACATCGATTGGTTGATTTAATGCTGCAATTTTTCTATGGGCTTTATAAGATGGGAAAATCTTTTTTCGCCAACTTGAGGAATCCATAATAAAAACAATATTTGCTGGATAGAATTTTTTATAAAGCATCCTAGCACTGTTAAAAATCATATGTAAAGCTAATGCAGATTTAGCATAACTATCGCCTCTTGCCGTATGACGGCAACGATGAAATAAATTACTTGTATCAATTAATAAATGTTTCATTTGTTAAATTCCAATATTTCTTTTAAAATACTTGAAATTTAAACAATAAGCAAATAAAAAGAGGAAAATTAATTTTCCTCTTTATGTGTATTTTAAAAGCATTTCTACTTGGAAGGCATTTGTTTGATTTGGATGGTCTTTCAACCAATCATGAATGTTGTCATATTCTTTATCGTTTAACCAAAAACGATAAAATTCATCATTATCAATATAAGCTGGTCCCATTAATCTATGCCAAATAAAACCTTTTTCACACCAAACTTTTTCTTTTTCTGCTTGATTTTCTAAAGCAGGTGTTTCTTCATCAGGTGAAGAAAAATCATCCCAAGGAATATCGTCATAATTCTCAGTTGTAAATTTTTGACCATCGATGTAATAAATATACATAAATGTTTTCTTTAATTTAAAAAGAAGGGAATATTCCCTTCTTTTTATGGCTTATTGAAAAACTTAGTAACTGTTACTTTTTTTGGATAAACTTCTGTCCAGTCATCATCCCAAGTAGTGCCATCATAACTTGCATAATAACCTGTAATTTGAGCATAACGAATGGTATTATCATCAACTTTTAATGAAAATACTTTTTCAGAATGTTCGCCACCACCTTCAGAATCACCCACTTCATGTTCTAAAGTAATTTCAAAATTTTCATTTTCGACAAATCCATTTGGAATTTCTTCTTCAGTTAATGAATAAACAAAATCGGAAATTCCACTAGAATAAGAATCTTCATATTCATCTTCCGGTTGTGCGCTATTCATAAAATTATGTAATTTTTTCATTACTTGTTGAATTGGTAATGTTGTAAATTCTTCTTTTGTAATTGACATGTTTTAAATCCCTTCATAAATAATAGTGTTTTTCATTGTTGGCTTAACTTCCAACCAAGTTTCCCATTCAATTGCATCATTGTTTTCATAACCTTTGATTTGTAAAATACGAATGTCGTTATCGCATTTAAATTCAATAATTGCTTCTTGTGGTGAATGTTGATCATATGAAAATTCATGTTTAATAATGTTAATTTTAAATGTGGAGCCAGAGACAAAATTAGTTTCTTTTCCATTAATTTCAGGATAATCAGTGTTATCTTCTTCTAAAAAACAATTTACCAATTCTTCTATTTTATCATCTGAATAGTATGATTCATCTCGGTCATCCCAATCACCAAAAATATAATAATGCAATTTATTGAAAATTTCTTTAATTGTCAACGTATTAAATTCTTCTTTTGTAATTGACATGTTTTTTCCTTTGCAAAAATGTTTAATTTTAATAGTTTAAGGTACTATTAAACCTTTTCTAATATTTTTTCAATAAAAATTTCAATTGGAATATCTTGAAGATATGATAAAGCCCCAATAGACATTGTTGTTATAAATATTGAGAATAATAATACAATAAAAAATGATATGATAATTTTCATGATTGTAAAACCAATAAAGTTGATTCGGTATTATTAATTTTAATTAACTCATCCAATGATATTTCAACAATCATCATATGATTGTCTTCATCGTTTTCCCAATAAACTTTATAATCTCGATAAATTTCTTTTAATACATTTAAGTATGTTTCGGAACTTACTTTAAAATGATATAAATTGTCTTTTTCGGAATAATTGTAAAAATACATTCCTAATTCTTTTAAACTAGAAGATACAATTGATTTTTTCTCAAAATTACTTTGGTCTTCTGGGATCATAATAAATTTCATAAAATTTTTCCTTTAAACATAAATAGTATATTAGACTATTTTTTGCATTTGTCAAGAGGATAATTATGCGTTTAAAAACTTTATTAGAAAAAATTGAAATGAATGAAATGCCTATTCAGAATTTTCAATCTATTGGCAATCCTTTAGATAAAGGTGGAAGCTTTGATAAAACAGATCGAGCTATTTTGTCAAGTGAAAAAGGCATTGAAAAAATTAAAAGAATTTTTTCAAATTCAGAATTTTATTGGAATTTATATTTTATTAACAGTGGGCGTTTACGCAGCAAAGGCGAAATGGGTGTTTATTCATTTAATGATTTTCAAAAATTTATGGATAATGAAAATGTTGATGTTAGCGAATTAAAAGAAACTGATCCAAGCGCAATTAATGTAGTTTTTGTTTCTAATAGTGCAGCAAATAAAAATCAATTATCGGCTTGGATTTTAGCTCACAGAATTGGTCATGCAATAAGACGTAATAATCCTTATTGGGATCAATTAATGAAAGATACACAACGCGAACTTTCTTATGCAGTTAGAAGTGTTTATACAAATCAATATGATACCTTAGCTAATTATCGCTGGGATTGGTATGATAGTAATACTTATACCAAATCACCACAATTACAAATGCTTTGCAGTTTAGGTAAATTTAAATCTGCACGTGAAAAGAAAATTAGAAATTGTTATGAAGCAAATTATGAATTTTTTGCCCAATATGTGATTAATAATCAAATTAAAATGAACCCAATGCCTGAAGTTTTTAGCAGAGTTAGATCAGAATATGATTTAGATGACCGTCAAGATTATGCTGATAATTTAGCAAGTATGTTTGAAGCTAATTTTCATAATGTTTGTTCATTTGCTAAAGGCAAATGGTTAATTATGTAGTTTATGTAAAGGAAATTTAATGTTCAATTGGTTTAAAAAGCGTTTACTTTATTGGTTATTAGATGTTAAACAAATAAAAATAGGAGAATTATTTGAAAGCTCTAATCCACAATCACAAAAAACATATAATGAAGAAAACCTTCTTTTTATTAATGAAGGTAAAACTGATTATTGGATAATAACACCCAATGGTCCAGAAAGAATAAAAAGAACTTTAAAAACAATTCCATTAAAAATTATAGAATTAAAAACTGAAAATAATTCAATACGTTGTTCGGAAGATCATTTGCTTAAAATAGATAATATTTTTAAAAAAGCAAAAGAATATAAAATTAATGATAAAATTACAACAATCAATGGTAATGAAAAAATAATTTCAATAAAACATTATGGTTATGATAATTGTTATGATTTAGAAATTGATAGTAAAGAACACGAATATTATTCTGATAATTTTATTTCTCATAATTCTACTTGCATGGTTAGTTACATTCTTTGGTATAGTCAATTTCATAGAAATAAAACTATTTTAATTTCAGGTAATAAATTTTCTGCTGCCATTGAAAATATGGATCGTATTAGAGATAGTTATGAAGCATTGGATATGTGGATTAAACGAGGAGTTACTGAATACAACAAAGCAACAATAAGATTTGATAATGGTACAAAAATAATTGCATCAGCTACCACACCCAATGCTGGTCGTGGTCGCTCAGTTAATTTATTATTTTTAGATGAGTTGGCGTTCGTTAATGAGCGGTTTGCTCGTGAATATTGGAGTGCTATTCAACCAACATTAGGACAAACCAAAGGTAAATGTATTATTGCAAGTACGCCAAGAGCCGATACTGATCTTTTTTATGAACTTTGGGAAGGCGCAAATGATCTTTTTGATGAAAATGGCGAACCAAACCCAAGAGGTATTGGAAGAAATGGGTTTAAGCCACTTTTTTATCCTTGGTATGTTCATCCAGAACGCGGGCCTGAATGGGAAAAAGAATGGCGGGCTAAATTAGGCAAAAATTTCTTAGCAGAAATGGAATGTTTATTCGTATCAGATGAAGAAACTTTAGTTGATTCTATGGTTTTAAAAGATATAAAACCAAAAAATCCATTATTTGATATGGGCACAAGTCGTTGGTGGAAAGAACCTGAACCTAATAAAGTTTATATTTGTTCGTTAGACCCTTGTGTCGGAACTGGTAGAGATTATTCTGTAATTCAAATTTTTTCATTAAATCCCTTTGAACAAATTGCAGAATGGAGAAATAATACTACTGATTTAAAAGGTCAATGTAGAATGTTGATTAATATGATGGGATATATTTGGGATAATTTAATTGAAAACCCAAATCAAAGAGGTGATCCTGAATTATATTGGACCTTTGAAAATAATTCTATTGGTACTGCAATTGTTGAAGTGGTAAAAGATAATGGAGAAGAAGCATTTCCTGGTCAATTAATAAATGTAACATCAAGTGGTTCAGTAAAATATGGCTATTTTACGGGAAAACATAATAAATTAAAAAATTGTATTAAAATGAAATCATTGATTGAAACTAAAAAAATGACAATTAATAGCAGTTATTTATTAAATGAATTGAAAAATTATTTATCATCTGGTGGAAGTTATGCTGCTAAACCCGGTTATCATGATGATGCTGTAAGTGCTGTATTATTAATTATTGGGATATTAAATAAAGTTATGAATTGGAGTGAACAGGAAATTGAAGATTTAAAAGAAACCTTAGATGATAATTATGAAGAGGATGTTCCTGCTGTAATATTTTAATTTAAAAATATTATGTAATGCTATTATAAACATTCATTGATTTAATATATAATGTATTTTCAACATAATTTTTATTTTTAACCAAATCTTTAATATATTGTTTTGCAGCTAATTCATTTGAAAAAGCATTCAAAAGATTAGTTGTATCATAAAAACAATAAACAATATAAACTCTATTCACTTCATTATTCCTTTATTTGATATTTGATAGGTTTAGTATAATAAAAATAAAAATTTATGTCAAGTGTTTTTATAAGTTTCTCAATTTCCAAAGGGCTTTTTGCGTTTTATTCATATTTTGTACAGTTTTGTTGATACCGATTATAAGATTTATGAAGATGATGTTCCTGTTGTAATAATTTAAAAGAGGGAGAATTAATTCTCCCTCTCTTTTTTAAGAATTAAGAAAATCTTTAAGAATTAAATTCTTTTTAATTTCTTGTTCTTGTTCCTTTTTTTCTCGTAAATTATTTTGTTCTTCTTCTTTTTTAATGTTTTCACGAATTTCAATATTTAAAATAGGAACAATTTTATTTAAAATATCAAAAAATATATTTTCTTCAACAAATAAATCTAGTGTATTGTATGAAGATTTAAAATAGAAAATTCCTTGGTTAGCAACGTAAAACGTATAATCAACAGAAGTATTAATATGTTTAGTAATGCATAATTCAAAATTATTAATAGTTGTATAATAATTTTCAATAAAGCTTTTGCTATTTTTAACATAATAATACTTTAAATAGTGAATATTATCAAAAAAGAAAAGCATTTCTTTTGTAAAACGGGTATCAGTTAAATTCATAATTTTTCTCCTTTGATTGGTTGCGACGTTTCTGTTTTGATAAAACCAATATAGAAAATTTTCTGGTCTTTGTCAAGGATTAATTTTGTAAAAACCATAACACTTTATCGGTTTCTGTAAAAACTCCAATTATTTGAAAATAAAGATCGGAATTTGGATGATCGTTAATCCAATCCCTGACGCTTTTATAATAGTTTTCGTTTAGATAAAAATCTTTTACATTGTTTGCGTTAGGCCAAATAACTGCTGGTCCAGTTAATCTATGCCTTATTCTTCCTTTTAAGCACCATTCTTTATAACCATCAGATAAATCTTCAAGCGCAGGTGTTTCTTCATTGAAAGAAGAAATTTCATCCCAAGGAACATTCCTAATAAGATTGGTGATAAATTTTTCACCATCAACATAATAAACATAACTCATGACTTTAATAACTCCAATGTTAATAATTTATTAAATTCTAATTTATCTTCTAAAGTTTTAAATTTAATAGTAATTATTTTTATATCACCAAAGGAACACTGATCTGATAATATATAATCATTTTTAATGTCTTCTAAAATTGGTTTAAATTTAAAATATAAATCTTCATCTGTAAAAATCATGTAATGATAATTTTTATCTCTATTATCTTTTTTTAAATAAAAATGCAAAAATGAACTCAATTTATTTTCTTTATAAGAAGCATAAATTGAACAATTTTTAGAAAAATTGGCTAAGCTTTGTATTATTGGTATAATATTTTCTATAGATATTATTAATTCGTGCTTTGAAAAAAGAATACCATTGATTTTGTTATTTTCTGTTAAAAAACTATAAATTGGGTAAAAATAACAAAATGTTGAAGGTAATAAATATATTAACCCAATAAATCCAAATAAAAAATAAAATAAAATATAAGAAGATAAAAGGAATACTGTTGATAAAACATACATTACAGGATTTGTTTTATATAATTTTTGAAAAGGTACAATCAAATAATACCATAACTTATTTGTAATTATTTTATCGATCACGCTTTCTTCCTTTTCTTGAATATGCTCCTTTGCCGCGTTTTGCTTTAACAACTTTTTGTCGAGTTGTGTGAATCATTGCAGCAACAATAGGATTGCGACGAACAACTTTCTTTTTCATAATAAAATCTCCTTTCGGTTAAAAAAGGAGATTATCATTAATTGTTTATTTTTTCAAGCTATTTTTGCTTTAATTTATTTATTTTACCATTTCTAAAATATCTTCAACTTTTTGTGTTTCTTCTTTCATATCTTGTAAATTATCTTTAAATTTGGCCGCAATTGCTTTGTTAATTTCTTTTGCTTTCATACCAGTTTTATCAGCAAAATCTTTTACTAAATCTTTTAAAGATTCTTGACGATCTTTTACTTCTTGTTTAATCATAACACCTTCATCAATGATTTTTTTAAGTTGTTGTTGTTCTTCTGGGCTTAATTGTTGTACATCCATTTTTTATATCCTCTGTAAATGTAAACTTACTTTAACAAATTAAATTTTAAAATGCAAAATTCTTCTTGACAAAATAAGGAAAATTTTCTATATTAAAACATCAAAGGAGAAAACATCATGACCAATTATTCTAAACTTCGGCTAGTGCTTGTTGAACGGCTTTCAGGTATGAATATGTTTAAAGCTGTAGAAGCTTTGAATTATGCTGAAAGTTTGCATGATGGCTTTCGCAAAGATAAAGTTACGCCAGAATTTCAACATCAATTGGAAATTGCAGCGTATATTCTTACCTTGCATAGTTCAATTGAAAATGTAGAAACTACAATGGCTGCTGCATTTCTTCATGATACCATTGAAGATATTTCGCATGTTAATCAACAAACAATTGAAAACCTGTTTGGTAAAGAAATTGCAGAAGTAACATTTAAATTGGCTAAGAAGGGTAATGGCTTTGTAAAAACTACTGAAAGTTATTATGCTGAATTAGCCAATGATTCAATTGCTGCTATTGTAAAAGGGGCAGATCGTAGTCATAATCTCAGTACAATGCTTGGTGTTTTTTCTAATGAGAAAATCGGCCAATACATTGAAGAAACTAGGAGTTTTGTTCTACCAATGCTTAAACAAGCTAGGAAACAATTTCCCAAACAACGTATGGTTTTTGAAAACATTAAATTTGTTATTGAAAGCCATATTCGCCCTGTAGAATTTTTTCTAAATCAAAAACAATGACAAACTTTAAAAAAAGGGGGAAATATTTCCCCCTTCCTATTTTTATTAAAAATTTATTTAAAAATAGATATATTTATTATATCTATGGTAAAAAATATACAACTAATGAATATTTTAATATTCCATTTGATGTTATCTTATCTCCTGATGAAAATACACCCGCATTTGAAGATATTTATTATTGGGAGAAAATTTGGTGTGAAAAAGGTTATTTTCATCGATTAACTGGTCCAGCATGTATTTCTCATACAGGCGAGGAAAATTATTGGTTAAATGGTGATCCATATGACAATGTTAATGATTGGTTAACAGCGCATCCAAATCCCGATCTTTATTTTGATACAATTGGTTTAAGTGAAACCGTTAGAGTTTTGTATTTTCTTAAAAATTAATTAAATACTAAAAATTAGGAAATTTTTATGTTGCAAAAATTATTAAATTTATTTGAAAATAAAATTTTAAAACAAACTGCTTGGATTATCGTAATTTACCAAGGAAAAATTTTATTAGGAAAAAGAAGTAAATTTTGTAATAACCCCGGACAATGGAATTTTCCAGGTGGCACAATTGATCCAAATGAAAATCCAAAACAAGCGGCACAACGTGAAACAAAAGAAGAAACTAATTTGGACGTTTTAAATTTACAATTTTTACAAAAAATACAAAATTCATATTATTTTGTAGCTTATGTTAATGATTTATCAAGATTAAAAATAACAAAAGAAACTGAAAAATATAAATTAGTTGATCCAAATAAATTACCTAAAAATTTACATTATTCAGTTAAATTATTTTTAACAAAAAATTCATTGGATAATTTATAAAATTTATTGCTTGATTTTTGTTTAATATATTTTATAATAATCTTTTAATAAGGAGATTATTATGCTTAAACATTATCAAAATATTGCATTTGATTTAGATGAAACTTTAATCAATGGTCCACATAGTTATCAATTACAATATTTTGTAAAACATTATAATAAAGAAAAAAACCTTTCATATTGTTACATTTAGAACAAACGATGAATTTTCTACAATTTTAACTGATTTACAAAATAATAATATCGATATAAATCATTTTAATTCAATACAAACTGCGCCTAATGATATATTTGAAAATCATATTGTTTGGCTTAAATATGTTGATATTTTTAATCGCGCAAATCCAAATAAACAAACGAGAATTAAACAAAAAAATTCTAATCATGATTATTATTTTGAAAAATATAATAATCTAATTAAATGGAAAGCTGAAATTTGTAAACAAATAAATGCAGAAATATTAATTGATGATTTAGATCGATTAACAAAAGATCATTGTGAAAAATTAAATGTTGATTTTATTATTTCTCATAAATCTAAATTTATAAAAAACAAATATCTTTTTCAAATTTAAAAAAATTTTACATTTGACAATTTTTCAATTATATGAAAAAATCATCTTTTAATAAAGGATTATTTTATGAAACATGTTATTGGTTATGTTATTGGTTATATTATTTGTTTAACTATTATTTTTATTATGATGGCAATTAGTCCCATTTTATATAAATGGTTTGTATTTGTATTTTATGGAATTAGTATTCTTGGCTTAACGATTATGATTTTTCAAAAAATGGATAATAAAAAACATGTAGATGTTGTTAATGTATTTCCAATTTTACATGTTTTTATTTTTAAATATTTGGGTTTTTCAATTGAAATACAAATCGTTCATGCAATTTTTGTAATTGTTTATTATCTATTACTTGGAATAAAAACATACAAATATAATAAAAAATAATATTATTTTTTAGAAACTATCTTTATTAATAATTGTATATATTTTTCTAATTTTAAATTCTCTTCAAATTCAAACCATCTAGATAATCGTTCATTAACTAATTCTAAATCATCTAAAGATATTGGATAAAATTTTTCTTTAAAATTTAAAGCAATCTTTTTTAAATTTTCCGCTGTTGGATTGTTATACGCAAAATAATTCTTTATTACTATAAGTGCATGTATTATATCAGAATTAAAATTTAATGATTTTTCATCATCATCTAAATCTATTAATTTACTTAATTTTTTACCATATTCATTTGCATAAGCATTTGGATCACTGGCTATTGTTAATGCTTGTGCAATTCTTCCCATAACCATTTTAATTTTATCTAAATCTTTATGATAATCAACATTTCCTGGCGCTCGTATTTCTAAATATCCTAATTCTTTGAATTTATTAAAATTTACAGTTTGATACTTATCATTTAATTGTCTTATTAAAGCATCATTTAAATTTGCATTGAATAAAGTTGTTGTATTATCTTGGCGAAATTTCTTTATTTTATTAGTTAAAGTTTCTGCATAATTTTTATCATTAAATGTTAAACGATTGAAAATTTTTGCAACATAAACATCATTGAAAAATAATAAAAATTTTAATAAATCAATTTTATTTTGTTCTTCACCTTTCCAAGTACCAACATTAATATGTAATCCAGTTGAACTATTGGTTTCTAATTCTTGATTATTATGAATAAAATCAAAAACATTTTCTAAAGCAGCAATTGCATTATCGTATTTTAACACAGGAGTAACAATTTCTGCACCTGTTGGTCTTATAGAACTGTCACTAACAACATTCCAATTTCTATAAACAGGTAAATCTTCTTGAAATAATTCTCTTATTATTTCAACCGCATTATTAGTGATTTCTTCAGATTCGGCAACTCTTTGTTCATCTAACCATTCAATATAATAATCATTTTCATTGTCCATATAATATTCATCTTTTTTAAATAAATCTACAATATCAATTTCATTACAATCAACATATTCAAATAATTCTTTTAAAGAATTACAATTATATAAATCATATCTATCAATTTCATTATCATCTTCATCGTATTTTACTATTTCAGAAAATGTAGTTTTATCATATTCCCAATCGTTTTTTAATGAACAATTTTTTAAAATGTTCTTTAATTTAGTGCGATCACCATTAATAAATTTATTAAAATAAGATTTAACAATGTCTTTTATTTGTTTAGGTCTAATATTTACATACCAATAATCACTGGCCTCGTCATAAGTTTCAAAATCAAAATAATTATCATTGATTTCATCAGTATAAGCAATTTCAAACTCAAACCCCCAAGTAAAATTATTTGATAATTTACTTAATGTTTTATTTGCCATATTAGCATTTCGTTCTTGTAATTGTTGTAATCTCATATACTTATTTATTAAAAATATTCTATTGACAAAAAAACTTATAATAATACAATAAAATCAAAAGGAGATGAAAATGATTGAAGAATTAGAAAATATCTTAAAAAACAATCTTTATTTTTTAAGAGGATCAAGAATTTATCAAACCAATCATGAAAACTCTGATTGGGATTTTTGTGTTATTGGAGATTTAAACGATAATCAAAAAATTAAAATAAACTCTTTGCTAAATTGTAATTTTGAATTTTTTACCAAAGAAGAATTTCAAAATGAAATTTACAATCATGAAATTTCAGCACTAGAATGCTTATGGACAAAAGAAAACAATTTTCTTTTCAATCTTGATTTAAAAATTTTGAGAAAATCAATCGCCCAAAAAGCAAGCAATTCTTATGTTAAAGCAAAAAAGAAACTAATCGATAATGAAATCGAAATAGCACAAAAATCTCTTTTTCATAGCTTTCGTATTTTAGATTTTGGAACGCAAATTGCAACTAATGGTAAAATACAAAATTATTCTTCTATGAATTTTATCTTAAATGAAATTAAAAATTTAGAACCAAATTGGAATTTATGGGAAGAAAAATTTAAAAAATTACATAATCAATTTCATAGTGAATTTAAAACAAAGGCGCCAAAATGAATAAATTTATACAAAAAATAAAATCAATTTTTATTAGACAAAAAAAGTATGTTTATTTTATTGATGGTAAAAAATTTACAACTAACAATTATGATGATATTCCATTATATGATATTTCGTCACCAGACGAAAATACACCCGCTTATGAAAATTTATCAAATGGATTTAAAGTTTGGTGTAAAAAAGGTTTTTTTCGGCAACGATTAACCGGGCCTGCTATTATTTGGTCTCATGGAAGAGAAGAATTTTATTTAAATGATAGCTATTATGAAAATATTCATGCTTGGTTAAAAGATCATCCAAATCCCGATCTTTATTTTGATGCTTTAGGAATGACGGAAACCGATAAAATTCTTTGGTTTTTACAAAATTAGTTTTAAGGCGATTTAACGCCCATTAAATCAATTAACTAACCCAATTACCTAAATCAAGTTAAAACCCCTGTAACCTATCTTAAAACTCGATTAAACACCTATTTGAAAGAAAGAAATGAAATATATTTATTATGTTGATGGTGAAAAATTTACTTCTGATAATTTAGATGAAATTCCTCATTATGATATATCCTCACCAAATGAAAATACGCCTGGTTTTGAGAACTTAGAAATAGGTAGAAAAATTTGGTGTAAAAAGAAATGGATTATTCATAGATTATCAGGACCAGCTATTATCGATAAAGATGGTAATGAAAGATTTTATCTAAATGGAGAATTTTATATTGATAATGTTATTCTTTGGCTTAAACATCATCCAAATCAAGACAATACCTTTCAGATTGAAATGTTGTTAAAATACACATAATTTTTCTTTTTTAATAAATTTTCTATTCATGAAGAGCCGCAGAAAATATAGAGATTTTGAATGTGTTCGTACAACTGCAACGTAACAAAAATTAAATTTAAAAAATGCTTGACAAAGAACAGAAAATTTTCTATATTATATTCATCAAAACAAATAGGAGATTATTATGCAAAAGAAAATTCAACTTACAAAAGAAGAACTTGAATCTTTTATAAATTATCCTCAAAGTTTTGAAAATTTTTTTCAAAGAATCTTTATTGTTGATGTTATTCGAGAACATGATGAATGTGAAAACAATGAAGGTGTTTTAGTTATTTTTGATAATGATGATTATCGTTATGAAATTGAATTTACTTATAATAATATTGGTGATTATGTTTTTAAAAATATTTTTGATTTTATTGAAATTGTAGATGTTTCAGTATTAATTGATAAAAACTCCTAAATAAAAAATCTCTTGACAAGCTATCAACCATTTTATATATTGGGTCTATCGAAACGAAAACAGGAGTAATTTAAAATGTTGATTAATGCAAAAGATGCTCGTGAACAATTTAATAACTATGGTATCGTTGAAAAATTTAACGATCAAATTCAAAAAACTATTGAAAAAGGGCAAACTACTTTTGAATTTTCTGGACGTTATTTTGGTGACACACAGGAACATAATACAACATGTCGCATTCGTAATTTTATTAACGAATTAAAGGCCAATGGTTATAAATGTGAACGTAAACGTGAAAATGGGTTGGTAGTTGGTATTATCGTAAGTTTTTAAGATTTTTTCATTAATAAATCTCTTGACAAGCTATCAACGCTTTTATATATTGGGTTTATCAAAACGAAAACAGGAGTAATTAAAAATGTTGATTAGTGCAAAAATTGCCAGTGAACAAATTGAAAAATTATCTCGTGAAGAGCGTTTTAATAATAAAGTTGAACATGCTATTAAAATGGGTGAACGTGAATTTTCTTTTGATACAAGATTTACTAAAGAAAATAGAGATAAATATAATCTTTTTTGTGATGAACTTGAAACTGCTGGTTATTTTATTAATTCTGTTCCAAACTTTGAAAGTAATAAACTTTTAATTATTGTAAGTTTTTAAAATTACCCAATAAAAAGTTCTTGACAAAAAATACTAAATAGATTACAGTCTTTTAATAAATTAAAGAAAATAATCTATTTTGTTAAATACTAAACAGTTATTTTTCTAATTTTTAACAAAATAGATGTTGACAACAAAAACAAGATAAAGTATCGTAAGAATATAACAAATATGCGGGCATGGGGGAACTTGGCAGACCCGACGTTCTCATTTCCAAGAAATAGGCAAGTATTATTTTAATACTTTCAGTGCAATTCTGATAGGAAAAACAAAAAACGTTTCCAATAGGAGTGCGAGTTCAAGTCTCGCTGCCCGTACAATAAATTATAAGAGCAATCTTATAATTTAGTTCTTTTAAATTGTTAAACTAAAGTAATTTAGTACCTTAGACATAATTTAGCAACTGCTTGATTATGCATAGAACAGGTTCTAAGGTGACAATTAACTTTCTATGGTTAATTGATAATGGGGAGATTTTTCTGACCCTGACTGTAAATCAGGTGGCGTTAAATATCAGAATGGATGCCGAAGAGGTTCGATTCCTCGTTTCCCCACAATAAAAAAAGATTAAGTTATTAACAAAAAAATTGTTGACAAACAAATCAAGATAAAGTAACGTAAGAATGTAAACGAGATAAGAAACTTTGATAGTAACCAGTTGGTAGAAGTGCTTTACGGTAAAACATATCAAGTAGGAAATGACTTGAGTGCGTAAAGAAGCGGTGGTTCGATCCCATCCTATCAAAATTTCTTAAATTGTTACTTGACTAAGTAAATTAAATATAGTAAGTTTTATCATCAAATAACAAGGAGAAATAAAAATGGACATTTTTGGTTTTTACATGACACTTTGGCCCTTTTTTATTGAACTTAATTCAATGGGTCAAACGTATATTGACTTTTATCGTCAATTGCATTAATTTTAAACTTGGCCTCTGTCCCTCTCACGGTCTTCTAAACCGTCGTCATTAAAATGGAGGATGGATGACAATGGGTTCGATGCCCTCAGAGGTCGCGTTAATATAGTAAAATTATAAAGAATAGATTTAAATCTATTCTCACAATTCGGGGATAAAAACAGCAGCCTCTTTTTGTAGTAACGATTTCCCTGAATTTTAATTTTGACAATTAAAGAAAATTATGATAAATTATACTTTATAGTATAATTCTTATGCTCTGGTAGTTTAATGGTTTAAAACTTTTACTACTATCATATCTTTGGACCTGTAATTCAACAGTAGAAATAATAAATATATAAATAAAATATTTCTTGTTAATTTAAAAGTAAAATTGACAAACATATATTGCTTCCATGTTGTAATAGTAGCAAAAATTCCTCATAAGAATTTAGATTTGGGGCAGAACCAAATGGAAGTACACGTTATACATAAACAAAAAAGATTTATACAAGTCTCTTTTTCATACCTCTTCTAAATCCATCTGGTATTGGATCAGTTTTTAAAATACGTATATTAATAATTTCATCAGTAATATACCAATATTTTGAATTAGTTTCAGATATTTTTTGTTTGGTTAATAATCCAAAATTAGATTATTAAATTTAATTAGTAAAAAAGTTCTTGACAAAGAATATAAGTTGTAGTAATTTAATATATAAAAAATATACCTTATCCGGTAATAAGTTTTAAAGATAATTTTGATATTTTATAATCTTTAAAAGTAGTTACATCAATGCGGTTTTAGTTAATAGTAAAAAAAACTAACAACTGCATTCGGCAAATACATTTGTATTTCGCGGTATTAAAAAATATCAAGTTTTTTATATACCTAAAATTCTTTTGACAAAAGAATATAAGTTGTAGTAAATTAAGATAAGAATTAAAACCTGAGGTCAGGCAACTTGGCAAAGTTGAATTAGGTTCGAGTCCTCTTTAATTCTTATTATGCGGGATTAGCATAAAATTAATGTGCTTGGCTTCCACCCAAGATAAATCGGAGAGTTACCGATATTCCGCTCTTTAAAATAATAGTTGGTTTGATGATTTATCCTAATTTAAAATCATCGTTTATTTGGTGTGACGATTAACCACTTTGCAAAAAAGTTCATCTGCTGAAGAATAAGATAATGATCTTGGTAGTGCTTGATTAGTAGCAATTATCAAAAATAATCGTCCTCTGGTGGGGTGTATATTTATTAAAAATATTTATTTTTGTTGTCTTACATTGTGTTTTATGTAAAATTTGATAAATATATTTATGAAATTATCCGATTGGGTAAGAAAAGAAACCAATGATCAATTTTTTTAATTGGGATTTGGTAGAGGATTATTCCATGACAACTCGCAAAGTTTAAGTGCGCCGTTAATCCCATTAAAGAAATTTCTTTAATAAAGACAAGTAATAAAAATATATATTACTTGTAACGGTGTATAGCAATATCCCTGGTTGATTAGAACCAAAATCTAATCACCATTATGGTTAGTAAATAAACCACTCGTAAGAGTTTTTCGTAAGAAAAATAAGATTATGACGAATTTTCAACTCGTTAGTAACAATAATCCTAAAAAATATTTACTGGCGGATGGTAGAGTTTACTCTACGATCTAGGTTGCTTAGAACCTTAATCTAAGCACTTTTCTTACAGAAGATTATGAAAAATTGTAAAAAAACATATCCTCTGTAAAAAAATAGTTCTTGACAAAAAGAACTATAATTAATAATATATTTTTATGCTTGGAGAGTAGAATACAGGGAAACTGGCCTTGGTGTTCCAAGGAACGCAAATCACAATTGGTTCAAATCCAATCACAAGCATAATTTATGGACACAGTGATATCAGTGGTCAATATCAACGTACTTTTAATACGTCGCGTAAGCTTTCTTGGTTCAATTCCAAGTGTGTCCTCTACAAAAAATACTTGACAATAAATAAATATAATAGTAAAGTAAGTTTTATTGCGGAGTAGAGAAAAAGACATCTCGCAGGCTTCATGCGCCTGAAATAGTTGGAGCGTTACCAACCTCTCGCATCTTTAATGGCGCGTACTCTAATGGTAAGAGACAAGATTGTTAATCTTGCGTATTCCGATTTTCGGTATGTTGGTTCGATCCCAACCGTGCTAGCCAATATGTTAAAATAAAGTATATTCAATTACGATATATTTTAAATTATCCTTGTGGTGTAGAAGTTAACATGTCAGTCTCCAAAACTGAAGTCCAGATTGCAAAATTCTGCAAGGATGCCATAAAAATTATTAATATAATTCAATATAGGAGATTAATATGACTGATAATACAAATGATTACAAAGATGACATTTCAGAAGAATATATTAATTTTTTAGAAAATAAATCATCCTATTTAGATGATGAAGAATGGGAATTAGTAGATTCAATGTAATTTAGTTATTGACATAATTCAATAATTGAGTTATAATAATTTAAAGATTAGTTTCAGCAAAAATAATTATTTTTTTTTGATAAAAAACAAACACTAATCTGAAATATTTTAAAGTTTAAAGAATAGGTTCTGCAAAATTTCAAATTAGCAAAATCAGATTAATCCTCTGATACCGAGGTTTTATATTTCCTCATTAATATAAAATGTAAAAAACTATTCTGTACTAATTTTCTTTTTAGTTGTTTAAAGAATGATTTCAGCAAAATTTAGCTTGGAAATGCAAAAAACATCATTCTGATTTATTTCCTTATATTATACTTTCTTATTTTATAGTTTAAAGGATGAGTTCCGCAAATTTTAAAATTTCAATTTTTGGTTTGAAAAACAAAATCATCCTGATTATCTCTTTATAGTTTAATAGTTTAAAATACTAGAGGGAACATTTTTAGTTTTATTCCAGAATCTTCTAACTGATAAGAAACAAGAATTTGAGTCTTGGCAATGTAGGTTTAAATCCTACTTCTGGATCACATAAAAAATAGTTGACATGTACCTAAATCCATAGTAAATTATTTTTATTGCCGTTTAAGCTAACTTTAGTAGAAGCGCTTGCATGAAGAGCAAGAGGACTTGGCGCGAAACCAAGAAGCGGCACTTTAATCACAGCACAAATTAATATTTTGGGCAAATATTTATAAAATATTATATTAATTTGTTAAAACGCTCTTATTATCTAGGGCAATGTAGATGTAACAATGATGGTTAAAATCTTCTACCTGTGATTAAAACTCTTGACAAGAATGAAAATCAATGATAAATTATAATCATTAATTACTACAAAATTCAATGTTTTCGATTTTAGCTTAAATATTGAATTGTTAATAGCGTGAAGCAAAACGCAATGCAGATGTAACAAAGCAAACAAAATCTTCTGCTAGTAATTGATAATTCAAATCAGATAGTGATTTGAAAGTTTATGGTGATAGTTTTCACGCGATAAACAAATATGCGGGCATGGCGAAATAGCAGCCGCGACAAGTAAAAAATATATTTAAAATTATATTTTGCTCACGTATCCCAATCGGAAGAGGAAAACGACTCAATCCTGAGAAAAAGACAAGTATTATTTAATACTTTCGGTGCAATTCCGATAAGGAAAAAAACAGAAAATCGTTTAGTTGTCGGTTCGAATCCGACCGTGAGTACCATTAGAGGAAAAAATGACAAATAATAATGAAAAAACAATAGTTTCATCAAAAGTTTATAAAGATAAAAAATCTAAAAGATTAATACAACATATAAGATATTCAGATGGAACAAGAAAAACACGTTCTTATCCAAGAACAATTATGGAAGAATATTTAGGAAGACCATTATTAGACGACGAAACAGTAGATCATATTGATGGTAATGTAGAAAATAATGATATTAGTAATTTACAATTATTGTCACGAGAAGAAAATGCCCGTAAAGGCGCTTTGGGAAATAAACATACATTAGGTCGTAAACAATCTGAAGAACATAAACGAAATGGTGCTAAAAACGGCCAAGCAAAATTAACAAATGAACAAGTAATTTATTATAGAAAATCTTATGAAGATAAATCTCTTACTAAAAATCAAATAATAGAATTAACAAACATGAGTAGGCCCGCTATTGAAAATATTTTAAATTACAAATCATATGTAAATACTAAAAACTAATTTAACCTAGGGCCAATGAAAGATTAATAATCTAAGGTTAAACATGCATTATGATAAATAATGTTGATCTGTGATCACGTAAGATGGTTTGGTGCGTAATGTAAATTACAAAGATAATCTTTTCGGAGATTATTTTCGGGGTATAGCTCAGAAGTAGAGTGTTCGCTTTGGAAGCGAAAGGCCGAAATTGCAAAATTTTCTACCCCGACTTTAGCAGTATCATGATTTCATGATAAAGAAATTAACCAACTTTTAGCAACGTCCTTTGGTCCCATCTGGTAAGTGCTAATCTCTTTAAGAGTCTGCTAATAATTTTTTATTCCTACGAGCAAACATAGTGACTGCAATCGGCTGTTAACCGATTATTACGTGGAACGTAGGAAGCTTTTATAAAGATTTAAAATGTATAATTAAAGGAATAATTTAATGCAACTAGAAAAATGTTTACCGATTAAACAAAGAGATTGGAAAAATTGGCGGGCAAAAAATGAAAAACTTAATGCTGATATTGTTTTAAAAATTGGTATGAAAGTTCGTGATTGTTTTGGAACTGTTGGGATTATTCAACGTATTGAGGAAGGTTACGATATAGAAGAACATGGCACTATAGAAGTTTTTCGTTTAGATACAACTGACTATGGCCTTAATAATTGTGAACATTTTTGTTTTTATGATTGGCAAAAACATTTAAGAATTTTAGATATGAATGAATAATATTTGTTATTCTAACTTAAATACTCAATTAATAAAACTTCTAGGAAAATTAAATGCTCGTATATTATCATAATACTAATCATGCTAGTTTATCTAGCCTAGTGCTATTAAGTATTCATAAAATAATACAAAAATATAGAGATAACCTTGATCATACGTATATTATTCTTAACAATAATACTTTTGAATTTATAACAATAAATTGCCCAAGTGTATTTGGACTTACAAATTTATTAAAAGATCGAATATTTGTTCAAATAAAAATAAATTCTAATATAGAAGACAATGTTATAGAAATACATTATGGAGAACATGTATTATTTGACACAATAACTATTCAATAATTTTATAGTTGTCAATTTTATAAAGGTTTTATTATGTATTATTATAAATTAAACGATGAAATAAAAAGTTGTAAAAAATATTCTGAAATACCATTTGAACAATTAATTGTTGAAAATGAATCAACTCATTGGAAAGTAACTGCGGATGATGGTACTTTTTATTATAATAAAAATAAAATTCATAGAAAAAATTTACCAGCAAGAATAGATGATTTATTTGTTTGTTATTATGAAAATAACCAACCACATAAAGAAGATGGTCCTGCATTAATTTTTAATAACGGTTATTATTCTTTTTGGTTATATGGAAAAAACTATCTTAATGTAAAAGATTGGTTGACCTATCATCCAAATCAAGATAAAGTATTTGAAGTTGAAATGTTATTGCGTTATAGTTAAAATTCATAGAAAGGAATTAAAAATGTCATCAGATGAAATTAAAACAGTATTATTAAGTTATGCTCGTGCATTTAAAGATCATACTGAAAAGCAAATTAAACGAATTTCTAAGAAGAAAGTTGATCAAAATGTAATTCGTATTTTTAAATCAACTATTACTGATGAAAAATGGCTAGTTATTTCATATGATGGCGACGATGAAGATTATTCTATGTTTCCTTTTGCTGAAACCGCAAACGAGTGGACAGCATATGTTCAACATTCACAAGACAATATTGATTCAGACGAAGAAGCTGTAGTAATTATGTTTGCACCTAATTGGTGGAAAGTAAAAGAAAGATATTTTTATGATCAACATTTAGAATTTGTTTTTGGTGATATTTTAAAAGCATTTATTCAAGATGAATATGAAGAAATACAAGAAAATACTTTTATATCCAATATTGGGAATTTAGAAGAAACTATTGCTGATTTAAAAAATCGCGGATTTAATGTTGAAATGTTTGATGAAAATACATTGCCTTAAAAATTTTCAAAATAAAAAAAGGATAATTAATAATGAATATTAAAGAAATGGTATCAGATAATAAAAAAGTTACATTTGAATATTTTCGTGATAATGAATTATGGTATAAAACAGAAAACGATTTCTTATTTCCTGTTCCAACTGATGATGTTGGTAATGCTGTTTTTATGAAAGAAGATAAAGCTTTATTGTTTATGCGATGGATTCGTAAACATATTCAAAAATTAGAAGATGCAAGAAAAAATCAAAATTTATGATTAATTTATCATTAAATTCTTTTTCTAATATTGATATAGATCAATTATTAAAATTAATTAAAAATTATGCAGTTGATAATTTAGAGTTATCAACTGCACTTTCTTTAAAACATATTGATGGGTTTGAAAGATTTGCTTCTGTTGATTTTATTAATTTGTTTAATAAAAAATTAAAAGAAAATAATATAAAAACCTCAATACACGTATTTGGTGAATTAGCTAAACAATTAGGAAACGACAGAATAAATAATATTCCAAAAATCAATTGGGAGCTATTAGAACGAGTACAATTGAATAGATTTTCAGTTGATATTAATATTGCTTTAGAAAATCTTGAAAATTTAGGCTTTAATGGGCGGTTGATTTTACCAGCCAATAAAAAAGATTTGGTTATATCTGAATTGCCAATTGACGATAGAATTGATTGGTTATATGATTGTTCTCATGGTAAAGGAATTGAAATAAACTCATATCCAATTGATCCTTTGATTAATCGACAAGGTAAAATTGGATTTGCTGGTGGAATTAATAAAAATAATATTTTAAAAATAAATAATAAAATTTTAACATTAGGTTTTAAAAATTATTATTTGGATATTGAAAGTGGCATACGTGAAAATGATCGAATATCATTTGAAAAAATAAAAAATATATTAGAAATAATAAACAAATAATTGTTGACATAAATTTTTATTATGTTATCCTTTTTTAAACAAAGGAGAAAAAATATGCTAGAAAATGTTTATTTAGAATTTAATGATAATTTTAGCGGTTATCATGAACCTGATTATAAGAAAAATAATGAATTATTAACTAAATTAGAAAATTATAAGTTAATTAATAATTTTAATTTATTTTCTAATTTAGTTAATTTACTTCCAAATTGTATTATATTTGTTTGGTCTGAAACACCTTCTGATGATTTTGATTTATTTGATGTACAATTTGACGAAGATGAATGGGAAACTTATGAAGATTATTTATTGGCGTGTAGCAACAATAAATATGCTTCTATTTTGTTTTATGTTAACCCAAATTGTTTTATGACATTTTGTGGCAGTAATGCTGATATTGCTTTCTCATTACTATTAAAACAATTGAAAAAAATTAATGAAATTAGATTTATTGACTAATTAATTGTTGACATGATTAAGAAATTTTGGTATAAATAATTTAAGTTAATTAGAAGTGGGCTTCCGTAGCGACGGCTATAGATTTTTGTTCGATTCAAAATTAAATCATGGATGATTAACGTGGTTCGATTCCACAATTAACTTAATTTGGTCCTGTAGTTTACTCTTATCAGGACTACTTTGTTAAATAAAATGTTATGATTTGTCACATATTTTTAATATGCAAAAAGACAAATCCTTTGGGCCTAAAGTGTTGTTGGGGGCATAACAGATTTGCATTCTGTAGGGCGGGTTTCGAATACCCGTGGGTCCACTATCGTAATATGGCGAGGGTTACAATAAAATCGTTGACAAACGTTATCATTTATAGTAAAAAAGAATAAGGACTGCCCATCGTTCTCCTAGCAATAGGTTTGGTAAATACCGAATAAAATTATGATCTTAGTGGCGTTAGATTAGTAGCAATAATTAAAATAGAAGAGAGGCATGTATGGTGAGCTATTGGAAGAGATAGACTAGGTGATGGCATTACCAAATAATTATGCTAAAAGTTTTGATAGTTTCTTTAAAAAACTATCTATGGTAGTTGTGGCAGAAAAGTTATGCGACAG